TCGTTTAATTAAAAACAACCCTTTTTGTAAATTTATTTGTATTTCTTAACTTAATTGTGATAAGAAAGGTTCTCCAATCGCAGTTAGATCCATAGTATAAGATTTGAAAGTTTCACTACCAGTAAAAATTAATGTTTCACCATTCATTTCTTCTAATTTTGAACCAGACTGTCCACCTGTTGATGCTGATAAAGTCATACCTCTATCACTACCAATCATCCAAGTTACATTATTACTGTCGGTTATTAAGATTACTACATAATCTTTTACTAATTCCATTATTTCGTTTCTTAAAGTATTACCCATCTTTCTAAAAATAAGAGTTACTGTTGGTGCGAAATGAACTGATGCTAATATACCATCACCTACTATTGCTTCTACCCAATTACTATTATCTTTTAGAAAATCATATGAAAATCCTGGTGCTGATGCTGTTAGTGCTGTTACTTCACCATCAACAACTGTCATAGTAGATAAAGCCAAATCGCTTTTTTCATATATAGCAACCTTTTTTATACCACCAATTGAACTATCACATAAATCATAAGAAATGCCTTTTAGTGTCATGCATGCCATAATTTTTTGTATTTTTTTTATAATAAACATAGCAGCCTTAACTGCTATGTTTTAATTTGTTTATTTTATCTTATGATACATCAAGGTTCGTTACAACCATAAAGTCATATTCGTATCCAAAGCCTAATTTAAAAGCAGATTCTACTAAAACTTGGCGACCTTTTTTCTCATACCATGAGTTTATATAATCAGTCTCATCAAGTAAATCAGTACCGAAGACCATATTAGATACAGGAGTTAGAATCCAAGTAGTCGATCCTCTTAAACCATGCATGGCTTTAATTTTTAAACCGTGTGGTTGTAAAAGAACTTCTAATGTTTTACCATTAACATCACCGTTATAATTATAAAGGTTTTCAGCAACCATCGCATCGATTAAAATCTTAAATTCAGCAACACTCATAAATAATGTCAAGTCATCAACATCATAAATTCTCTCATCAACACCACCAACCATCGCTCTTACTTTTCCAAGTATATTAGCCGATGTAGAAGCAGTAGCAGCAGCCGCTACATATACACAATCAGTTGTTAGTTTAGCAATATAACCATCTACAAGTGCTTGATTACCACTACCAGTTGTCTTATTTCCAACCCACGCTAATTTATCAATCTCGTCAGTCATTTTCTTTGTTTTTGTCTCAATGATAAATTGTTCGAAGGGAAAAGTCTCTGGTGTTGAACCACTTACACTTAATTGGCCTAGATATTTGTCATCAAAATCAGTTGGACAGAGCTCATCTTGTAGCATAAGTGCCTCAACCTCAATGGTTACCTGGTCGAAAGTAGTTGAACCACTTGCTCCCCAGCCACATTGTAGATTTTTGAAATATATTTCGTTATCAACTCTCGTTAGTTTGAAATCACTTTTCTTACCAGCAATTACTTGTAGTCCTGGCATTTGTAAAGTTTGTGCGCCATAAACCAATTTACTAATTAAATCTTCACTTTCGTCGATATAAGTAGATAAACCTGATACATCGAACGCAAATTGTATTTTTTTACTCATCTTTTTTATTTTATTTTTTGTATTTTCTTAAAGTATCAAGATTTTCTAATCTTTTTTCCAATAAGGTTTTTTCAACTACCTCAACAGGTTTAGAACTTAAACTCTCTACCGCTGGTTCTGCTGATAATTTTTGTATTTCACTCTTAAATTGTTTTTCTTGGTTTTCTAAACCTAACAATTTGTTTTCTAAATCAGCAATAACTTCCAACGCTTCTTCATATAACACTTTATAATCCAATTCGTCTTCTATCACTTCATCAACTATTACTTCTTCTTCAATAACTTCTTCGATAAGTTCTTCGATTGGTTCTACAACCTCTACAACTTCTTCTTCTGCTACTATAATTTCAGTTATTTTTCCCTCAACTATTACTAATGTTTCACCATCTAACATATATTCACCATCTAAAATGGCTGTCTCCATAGTTTCATCAATATAAATTAAAGTATCAACGCCAAAATTACCATCATAATATACAATAGTTCCATCTTCGAAAGTCGATGTTCCTAATTTTATTTCTGTATCAGTATCAACCACAGGCGCAATTGGATCAATTTCCAATTCAACATCTATCAAAGGTTTCTCATCTACATCCATATTCAAGATCGCCTTGATCTTATTTAATGTTTCCGTGTAGTTCATATTTATAATGTTTTTATTTTTATTATATATAAAAAATATTATTTCTTATCATTTTTTATTTATATTTAAGAAGGTTTATTATTTCTTCGACCCTTCTTTTGTCGTCATCTTCTTCATTCATCTTACTGAATTTCTCGCTTAAATAACCCTCGATTGATATACCATTAATTTCACCACTCTTAATCTTGTTTTTAATGTCTTCATTCTCAATCTTATATGAAACAACCCAAGTGCCGTCAGGTACATCGTAGCCATATTTCGTTATAATTGGATCATTTTGATTTTCTACAATCCAACTGAATATAAGTTTGATACCATCAATATTATTTTCGTGCTGTTCCGTATTATTTACATGGTTATTGTTCATTAAATAACCTTCGGCTAACTTTCTAATCGTTTCTTTTGTAAAATATACATAGTATTCTTCATTCGTTATTGGATCATATCTATAAATTCTCTTTTCTGGTATGAGGGCTGGGCTAACTATCTTACCTTCTTCGATTTCTTTTCCAAAAACATAGTTAGTCTTATCTTTATTAAAATAAATAAAGTCTTTTTCTATCGCTGGTGATCCAACAAATCCCATAGCGAAAACACCATCATCTACATCATCTATTATTAATTCTATTTCCTTCATATTCATCTTTTTTTTTATTATAATATACTTTCATTTTCAATTACACTAACTCGGTTTTGTGTTTCAGTTATATCATTCTCACTTACATATACTTGTTTATCATTTATACCTTGTATCATCATCGCTATACTTTCCGGACTTAACTTAACCGAACCATCACCAGTAGAAAAGTCATCACCTCCACCAGCCACATTAGCAATAGAAGCCATATTTCTCAATGAAGGATTAGTCATAGAAAGTTTATTTATAACTCCTTCCCCGCCTTCCATTTCGCCTACATTAGTAGTTATACCACCTTGTGCGTGACTTGGTCCTGCTGTTATACCACCTTTTGCGTATTGTTGCTGTGATATAATTCCAATTTGGACTGCTCCAATTGCTCCCGCCACACCTGCCATTATAGGTCCCATAGGTAAAAATGGTATAGTAGATAAACCATTCAAAACAGCCAACGCTGTCCCAATAATCGCATCTATAATTGCTGCCGCTTTCTTTTTCTTACCATATTCTTTCCTAATTTGTTCCTTTTTCTGCTCATTATCACCTGCCGCATCCAACTCCCTATTCATTTGTTCGTTTTGATATGATTGTTGTGCTGCCAACAAACCTCGTGCTAACGTTAAACCTGCCGCCACCATCTTAACCTTCTCTTGTTCTGCTTCATTAAAAAATCCAAGTTGTATTGATGTATCTTCACCTCTAACAGCGTCTGCTTCATCATTCAACTCCTTCACCCTTAACAAATATGCTTCTTCACTTAAAAGTTTTTCTTCATAATATAGTTCTAATTGTTCTTTCTCCTTTTCAATCTTTTCCAATTTCGCTTCATCAGTCGCATCTTCCAACCCTTTTAAGTAATCTTGTAATGATTTCTCTGCTGCCGCTTCATCATCTTTATTCTTTTGTATCTCTTCTGCTGTCGCCTTCCCATCAGCGACCTTTTCCGCATTGACTTGTTTAGATATAGCATTGGTTCTCTTCAAGTTCTCTCTACTTCTTGTAGCCGCAGAAGCAACTATATTAGAAAGTTCAGCCTCGGCATTAGCAATATCAATCTTATCTTGTAAGGTTGTATTAGTCAAGTCCAAATCAGCCTTCATCAATGCTATCTTTTGTTTTTGTAAATTAATCGAAGCAGCACTTTCTTGTTCTATAATCTCATTAATTCTTTTACCTGCTGCTATCTTATCTTCAATAGATGCGGTTTCGTCATCTCTAACAAGTTTTAAGTTTTCTAATTCTGCTCGGTTTTCTGCTATTGTTTTATTTAATTGAGCCGATGCTAGTTTCAATTCATTTTCTTTCTCAATAAACTTATCAGCCGCATCAGCAGCCTTACTAAAACTCTCACCTGCTACCTCACCAACTTTTATAACACCTTTAACAACTGCTTCTGTCGCCAATAAAAGTGGGTTAGTAGATATAACTAACTCTTTAATTCCTTCGGCTCCATCTTCCATAGCACCCTTAAAATCACCAGCAAATAGTTTCTTAAAAGCCCTACCAATTAAACCAACGCTATCTAAAATTCTCTTAAAGTTATCCATTACATAAGTTTTTATGGACGCACCAAAATCTACAAGTGCTTTCTTCGGTTCAGTAAATAAACCAACTAAACTATCATATAAAGGTTCAATCGCAGTAGTCAAATCATTAAACATTATAGCCATAGTCTTAGTGGCTTTGTTTATAAAGTCCATAACACCTTGGTTTTGTTTCATTAAACCAAATAAACTCCCTAATAATCCAAGTAAAAAACCGATACCAGCGGCTTTCATCGCTGTTCCTACACCTCTTATACCAGTTTTCATAGCACCAAAACCTTTCTTCGTTCCAGTGGCTGATTTACCTATATCCTTAACTTCTTCACCGGTCTTATCAAGATTTTTATTTAATTTATCCAAATCTTTATTGGCTTCTTTCGAATCAACATCAATTTTAATTTTCACATCATCAGCCATATTATTTCAAGTTATTTTTATTTTCTATAATTTTAGTAGATAAATATAACATTTCAATTATACTCAACTCTAACACTTTTAAAGTGTCAAACTTTTTACTAACTAAACTGTCAAACATTTTCTTTTCTTTTATATCATTCAGGTTCATATACACTTTTTTCTTTTTTAAGGCTTAACCAAACTAAAACATTTATCATTTTCATATTCTCAATAAGTCGAACTTTTGTTATATCACCATCCGCCATATTATAAATTACTAAAAACCATCCCCATTTTTCATAGTATTTTTCCTTGTTTGTCTTCTCAACTGTCTCTCCTTCTTCAACTCCGCTTTCATCACCTTCTTCTGTTCCTTCATCAAATAAACCTCCAAATCTTTTGTGTATTCCAGATTTAAATTGATAAAAAAAAAGAGAGAACCAAGTATCTTATCCATCATCATATCTTTTTTAAACATTTCAGCCCGTTCTTTTACATTCTCACTATCATAAGCCATCGGCTTTAAATCACCAAAAGTTTTCTTCTTACTTGGTCTATATAAAACACCCATAATCAAGTGTAGATTATTTATAATAGTTTCTTTGTCTTTCGTTAGTTCTTCCAAATCTACAAACATATCAAAGTTCATCGCTTCCAAATCTTGATCAAAAACATAAGTATTATTATTTATAACAACGGCTTCAACCAATTTTTGTATATTATCATCAAAAAACTTAAAGGTATCCATCAGTTTTATTATATCATTTATATCAATTCGTCTAACTACATTTCTTTTCAACCCAGTTATAACGCTTAAATAGTGTATCACTTTTTCTTTCTCGTCTTCTTCTTCAACTAACATCAGTTCTTGGTAAGTTTTTATATTCACCTCGCTGAATTTACTTGGTATATTGTATTTCTTACCACCTAATTCTATCTTAATCATATTAATATATATTATTTTTATGTTTTTTTATCAAAATCTTATTTTACTAAACCTTTGAATATCGAATATACTCGACTAACGCATACGCTACAATTATAACTATCACGCCTTAAATAATAAG